TATCGTCAATCCCAATACAGGCAACTGGGGATATTGCGAGCCCAGCGGGTTTGAGCTGCCTTATGTAGGACGCAAGTTTGCTCATGGAACGGTTGACTGCTACAGCCTGTGCCGGGATTGGTACAAGCGTGAGCTGGGCATCCAGCTAAGGAACTACCCAAGGCGTGATCAGTGGTGGGAAAACGGTCAAAACCTGTATTTAGATAATTTTCAAAAAGAGGGCTTTCATCGAATCCCTGTCTCTGAGCTGCAGTACGGAGATGCGTTGTTGATGCAGCTGTCCTCGCCTGTCCCAAATCATGCCGCTATCTACATTGGCGATCAGCAGGTTTTGCACCATGTCCAAGGAAGACTGTCTAGCAGAGACATGTATGGGCAGTATTATGCGAAGAACACCGCTTGCGCCTTGAGGCATGAAAGTCGTTAAGGTCTACGGCCAGCTGCGTGAATTTTTAGGTCAAGGGCGGTTTGAGTTTGTAGCTAATACGCCTGCTCAAGCGTTGAAGGCATTGCTAGCTAATTTTCCAAGCCTTGAACAGTGGCTGTTGAGTAGTGAAAAGCGGGGCGTTGCTTATCGAGTAACTGTTGGCAAGCAACCTGTGCATGACGAGGATGTATCTGGCTTGTTTTTACCTTGGGGCGAAAAAGAGGTTTTTCAAATTGTGCCAGTGCTGACCGGTTCGGGAGGAGGAGTTGGGCAAATCCTTGCGGGCGCAGCACTTGTAGCCGCTAGCATCTTTATCCCTGGAGCAACTGCAATCGGTTTCGGGTTGCAATTTGGTGCAATCAGTATGGGTCTTGGAGCTATTGGCGCGTCCTTGATTTTAGGTGGAGTAGCTCAAATGATTTCACCAACTCCATCTCCGCCAGGATTTTCAGAAGAGCCGTTGCGATTGGAATCCAACAGCTTTAGTGGGATTGTAAATACCACAAAAAAAGGTGTTGCCGTCCCCATTGCTTATGGGCGTGTTTTTGTTGGTTCGGCGGTTATTTCTGCTGGCCTTGACGTTGACAAGCTTTAACGATGACTGAATCAAAGTACATTACAGGCGCTGGCGGCGGCGGTGGCGGCGGCAAAGGCGGCGGTGGCGGCAGCAGTCGTACGCCAACAGAAGCAGATGACAGCCTGCAGTCGGTACAGTTTGCTTCTGTCCTTGACCTTTTAAGCGAGGGAGAGATTGAGGGCATTGTTGGCGGGGCCAAAGGCATTTTTCTCGATGGCACGCCTGTAACAAACGCAGACGGTTCGAATAATTTCACTGGGTTTTTTCTTGACGCAAGGACAGGCACGCAAGACCAAACGTATATCCCAAGCACAGAGGGCGTTCAAACCGAGGTGGCTGTAGGCGTTGAATTTACTCAAGGGACGGGAGGAGAGGTAACGCGTCAAATTACAAATACAAATGTTGATCGGGTGCGCGTCACGGTTTTAATCCCCTCGTTCCAAAAAATCGAAGATGATGGTGATATCGTCGGGAACGAAGTTACTTATCAAATCCAAGTTCAATACAATGGTGGTGGATTTCAAACTGTTGGCGGCGATCAAACTATCAAAGGCAAAAGCAGTGATCAATACTTGCGCGATCATATCGTTGATTTAACAGGGGCCTTTCCTGTTGACATTAGGTTAATACGGATTACTGAAAACAACCAAACAACTAAGAACCAGAATCGCACATTCTGGTCAAGCTTTACTGAAATTGTTGATGATAAGTTTACGTACCCCAACACTGCGCTGTCTTTTTTACGCTTTGACTCTCGTCAGTTTCAGAACGTTCCAACGCGCAAGTATTTAATTCATGGCATTAAAGTTGCAATTCCAAGCAATGCAACGGTTGACTTAACGACGCACATAGGCCGCATCACATATTCAGGTGTATGGGATGGAACGTTTAAGGCGGCAACTTGGACTAATGATCCAGCGTGGTGTTTATGGGATTTATTGACAAATACACGTTATGGAGCAGGAGTCCCTGAGGCGTCTCTAGACCGATATGACTTTTTTGCAGTTTCTCAATACTGCAATGTTTTAGTTGATGATGGCAATGGCGGGCAAGAGCCTCGCTTTAGCTGCAACCTGTTGATTAATCAACGCAGAGAAGTTTTCAATGTCATTCAAGAAATGGCCAGCATTTTTCGTGGCATTTCTTACTATGGCGCTGGATCGCTGGTGTTATTGCAAGACAAGCCGTCCACTCCTCAGTATGCACTCGGCCCCGCAAACGTTATAGACGGTTTGTTTGAGTATTCTGGTTCGTCAATTCGCAGCAGGCATACATGCGCAACGGTTTCGTATCAAAGCTATGAAGAGCAAGGCGATGTCGCTTTCGAATATGTACGAGATGAGGATGCAATTGCTAAATATGGCATTAACAACAAAGAGATCAAAGCGGTTGGATGTTATTCGCGCGGGCAAGCCATTAGGTTGGGCAAATGGACTCTTTTAAGTGAGCAAAATCTAAGCGAGACATGTAATTTTTCTGTGGGTATTGATTCAGGGATTGTCTTGCGTCCTGGCATGGTCGTAGATATTGCGGACCCTTTGCGGGGTGTATTGAGGAGAAATGGTCGAGTTTCAAGTGCTACAACTACACAAGTCACAGTTGATAGCGCAACTAATTTATCCGTGGGAACGGACAACCCAACAATTTCAGTTCTGTTATCCACTGGTTTAGTCGAAACGCGCAGTATTAGCAGCGTCAATGGCACTGCAGTCAATGTAAGCGCTGCTTTCAGTGAGCCTCCGGCTGTAAATGCGCCGTGGTTAATACAAACACAGTTTGTTCAATCACAGCAATTCCGTGTTATTAGCATTACCGAGGGAGAGAGCGGAGTTTTTGGTGTAACCGCGATTAAATATAACAACAGCATTTATAACGCAGTTGAGCAAGATATTAATTTAACTCAGCGAGTAATCCTCCCGCTAATAGCCCCTCCACTTCCTCCCACAAACGTTGCTGCTGTTGAGTTTTTATATGAAGAGAACGGCATTCTTAGCACTGGCGTCGATCTTAGCTGGATTGGAGCGCGAACAAAGGTTTCTGAATATAGGGTCAAGTATCGCCTAAATAACAACAATTTTAAGGAAGTTTCTACCAGTGCCCCATCGATTCAAATAAAAGGGTTGAAGGTTGGAACGCTTGAAACGCAAATCATTGCTTACAACTATATTGGTGGTCAGAGTGCGATCACAAAAAACACCTTTAACCTTATTGGTAAAACTGCACTGCCAGGGGATGTGCAGAATTTAACGCTTGAACCGATCTCAACTAATTCTGCTCGGTTGCGCTGGAACGAGACTGTTGACGCGGACGTGCGTGTCGGGGGCAAAGTCCATATCCGACACAGCAGTTTGACGAATGGTGCGGCGACATTCAGCAATAGTGTTGACTTAATTCCTGCAATTCCGGGAAGTTCAACGGAGGCTGTGGTTGCACTACTAGAGGGTGAATATCTTGTCAAGTTTACGGATGATGGTGGCAGATTTAGTGAGGGTGACGCCAGCGTCATTGTTGATCGGCCTGATGCTTTAGGCAGGTTGCTTGTCAAGAGTCAGCGTGAAGACCAGCAATCGCCTCCTTTCAGGGGCTCAAAGGATGGTGTTTTTTATAGTGCTGATAATGATGCACTGATTCTTGACGGAAATTTATTGATTGATCCAATAACTGATTTTGATGACATCCCAAGCATAGACTTTTTTGGAGATGTGCTGCCGCTTGGTACTTATACGTTTTTTGAGACGATTGATATGGGATTGGCATTGTCTGCTGTTGAGATAGAGCGGCGATTGGTTACACGCGCTTTTTTCCCGGCTCCTGATATTGATGATCGGGATGCACTGATTGACACATGGACGGATATCGATGGAACAAGAGTCATCGATGTGAATGCTGAAGTGTATGTGCGTTCAACAAACGATGACCCTGCTGGTGCATCACCTACTTATGGAAATTTTGTGCCACTCGACAGCGGTACTTTCAGCGGACGTGGCTTCCAATTTAAGGCTGAGCTGACCAGCAACAAGATTGACGAAAACATACTTGTTGACGAGCTGGGTTACAAGATCGAGCTGACGCCACGGTTCGACCAGTCCACTGCGGCTATTGCTAGTGGTAACAGCACTAAGTCAGTGACATTTGCAAAGCCGTTTTTTGTTGGGACGGCAGCGCTCGGAGGCGTAAATGCATATTTGCCAAGCATCGGGATAACGGTGCAAAACCTAGCTGCGAACGAACGCTTCAACGTTTCAAACGTCAGCAGCACCGGTTTTGACATTGATGTGTTGGACGCGAACAACGCTAACGTCGACAGAAACTTTACCTATACAGCGAACGGGTATGGCAGAGGGCAGTAGAATCGAAGGACAGAACGCAGGTTCAAAGTGTCCCAAGCCAATTACTTAATCCCCAACTCTACCGGGCTGACGTTCAGGCAGAACGTCAATAATGCCTTAGCAGCAATTGCATCAAACAACAGCGGCAGTGCTGCCCCGTCTTCGACCTTTGCGTTTCAATGGTTTGTCGATACTGGAGACAACAAGATAAAAATCAGGAACCTTGATAATGACGGATATATCGAGGTCGGGGATGTTACTGCTGCAAATTTTGGATTAGCGAAGCTAGCGAGCCCTTCGTTTACTGGAAACGTGGGGATTGGTACGTCGGCGCCTAACGCTGTGCTCGAAATAAGAAACTCTAATGCTGGCGATGAAGTTCAGCGGATTGAAGGTAGCTATGCCGGGTCTGGAAGCGTAGTTCTTACGCATTGGCGACGAAGTGGTGGAGCGGTTGCCGCAGATATCCAGTATCACGATTCCTCCCCTATTAGGATGAGCCTTGGTACATCTACGTCCCATAACTTTGCACTTAAAACAAGCAATACTGATCGCCTGACTATCAGCAACTCTGGAGAAATCACTGCCACTGAACGATTCAATGCTGGTAGCTCCAACCTAAACAACAGAGCAATTGTCGGATATAGCGGCGGCAGCACGGCTGGAACAATTACTGCTAATCAGTATTTTGTAAACGGTCCTGTTTGGCAAGCATATAACTCAAGCATCAACTCAAGCCTTGCAACGTCAACCATCTTTGCCGATGGCCGCATGGATCTCTTCGGGACTCTGAATCTCGGAGGTGGATATGCAGATGCAACTGGCGGAATTAGTGCCTTTAGCGCAGGCGGTCTTATTTCAGCACGTGCAAGTAGCGAAAACCTCAACTATGTGTTCCAGGGTTACCTAAATGGTACAGGGGTTACTACAAACATTGATGCCTCGGGTAACGCAACATTTTCGGGCAGGCTGTTAGTTGGAGCGACAACTGAAGGCCATCCGGACGCTGATGATCTAACCCTGGAGGCAAGTTCTGGTTATACCGGAATTACTTTAAGGAGCGGAACAACACAGGGTGGTGCAATCTATTTCTCTGACGCAACTAGCGGTGCAGCTGAATACGACGGTCAGATTCTTTATAGCCAAAATTCGCAATCAATGTCATTTGCGACTGCACAATCAACTCGGATAGTTATCGACAGCTCGGGCAACGTCGGTCTCGGCACGAGTTCGTTCACTGCAACCTCCTCAGGAAGGCAAATTCTTGAAATCAACGGTGCGTCAAGTGCGTTGATAAATTTAGATGTAGGTGGAACAAGAAAAGCCTATCATTCTACAGATGGCACAGATGTTTTTAGCTACAACGTCGCGAGTGGAAGTTATGTTTTTGGAACTAATGATTCTGAGCGGATGCGAATCGACAGCTCGGGCAATTTACTAATTCATCAGTCAGCTTCAACGACACCAGGCACTGGAAACATTTCAGTTGGTGCTTCTTTTGAAAGTCTTGGATCTACAGTTGGCAGCGCTTTGCACCTTTCGAGGTCTAATGGACCCTCGTTATTCTTAAACGCTAACGCTAACACTCAAGTTGCAAGATTTCATGCGTCTGGTACGGAAGTAGGCAGCATTTCGGTCACAGGTAGTGCAACTGCATTTAACACTTCATCTGATTATCGTCTGAAGGAAAACGTTGTCAGCCTTGACGACGGAATTACGCGCCTCAAGCAGTTATCTCCTAAGCGTTTTAACTTTATTGCTAGTCCTGAAAAAACTGTTGATGGTTTTATTGCCCATGAAGCGCAAGCTGTTGTCCCACAGGCAGTTAGTGGAACGCACAACGAAGTCGACGATAAAGGCAACGCCGTCATGCAACAGATTGATCAATCCAAACTTGTGCCACTGCTAACTGCTGCGTTGCAAGAAGCAATTGCAAAAATTGAAACCTTAGAAGCGAAGGTTGCAGCGCTTGAGGCTGGCTGACGGCAATCCGCCCTGTTTTCAAGCGGGGCTTTCGCGTTTACACTGCCCACAACACTTTTTAACTCATGGCTACGACAACCACTTGGGATATTGCACAGCTGGAGCGGGAGACTGCTGACGGCTATGTCTACAACGCTCATTGGACTGTTATCTCAACAGACGGGACCTACAATGCCAGCGCTTATGGCAGCATCGGCTTCGAGCGTCCTGAGACCTTGATCCCTTATGCGGATCTGACTAAAGATGTTGTCATTGGCTGGGTGAAAGAAGCCATCGGCGGTGCTGACAAAGTTGCAGAAGTCGAAGCAGCTTTGCAAGCGCAGCTTGACGAGCAAAAGACCCCAACAAAAGCCACCGGAATGCCTTGGGGTTGATGGAGCGCCCTGACCCAATGATCCCTTGTAAGCCAGGAGCGCAGGATGTCATCGCAATGCGTAATCGTGTGCGGTGGATTGACGCTTTGTACGAGCATGATGGTCGGGATAATCCTGATCATCCAATGCACGGCTTATACACCGGCTTGCACATTAAATATGCGATTTGGGTCGGCAACCACTAAACGGAATGGCTGACGACCCATCGGCAGTTTTGCCTAAAGCCTGTAAGGTGGGCACGAAAAACGCTAATCAACAATCTAATGATCAAGCGCATTGTTTTTGGTGCAGCCGCTGGCGCTCTTGCCTTGGCTCCCCTCTCTGCAGTCG